GGGCGCGCGACCATCGTGAGGCGTGAGGCATTGACGGTGGATCGCTGGTGGGTGGTGACGTTCTCCACCAGGACGTTCCGGCCGCCGAGCGCACGGAGGACGCGGGCCATGCCGCCGCCCCACATGCGAGCGATGCCGCCGGTCTCGATGAACCGGCCCTTGGAGTCACGCGGATGCAGATCAGGGTTCCAGGAGCGGCGACTGCGCTTGGCTTCGAGAGTGGCGGCGAGTCGGTCAGCGGCGTTCGTGATCTGCATGCGGCGGACCATGCACAGCCGACGGGGTTAACGTCGCGCCCTCGAATCCCGGCAGGGCGGGCTACATGGTCTCGGTGAGGATGTGCAGAAGGAACCAGGCCGAGAAGCCCGTCCATCCGACCGCGAAGGCGGCCCGACCCACCTTCGAGGTGCGGGTACGGAAGAGCCTTCTGGTGTTCTCGCTGAGGGTGTCGCCGTCGCGCTTGTTGATCAGCGCCCACGTCTCGAACAGGCCGAACATGGCCGTCCATACGGCCCAGACGGTCGCGCTCACTGGAGGTCTCCTTCAGTTCGGTACCGCAGGCGGCAGCGGCAGTTGATGGTGAGGTGGAGGGGGGCGAACTGGTCGCCGGGAAAGCGCATGGGGAAGCCGTCCACGTCGAACGGGGTGTTGACGGGGAGGGTGGTGCCGTCGACCGCTTCGTGGGCGGCGCGTACGCGGTCGTCGCGGCGTGTGACCCAGGTGCGGACGATGCCGGGGCCGATCGCCGCGGCGGTCGCCTCGGCGGTCCCGTTGACGGTGGCGACGGCTGCGGCCTCCGAAGCACCGTTGATCGTGTGGGGCGCCATGTCGGTGAACGCGGTCCGAACGAGCGCGACCAGGTCGTCGAGGTCGTCGGTGACGGTCTGGCCCTGTGCGAGGAGGGTGGCGAGGCTAGTCAGAAACGATCGGGTCGCCTTCTCGGCCCCGGCCACCGCGTCGAGCAGCCTGACGGTGATCAGGGACCGGGCCGACGATGGGACGGCTGTACCGAAGGCGGCGACAGTGCGCTCGGCAACTGCCGACGCGAGGCCGGCCAGTACCCGGGACAGGACGACCTGGACTTCTTCAAGCCATCGGTCGGTGCCGACGATGCGCTCGATGTCGAGTGGCTGGTCCCCGCCCCGGGTGTCGGTGGGCCCGTCGTCCTTCCAGAAGCGGGTGCCCTTACGGGCCCTTGGGGAGCGCAGCCGGGCGGTGATGACGCCCTCCTGTCGGGCGAACAGCGCGGCCAGGGCAGTGCGGATGGCCTCCTCCGCCCGGTCGAAGTCGTCGTCGGTGACCTCAAAGCCCTGGGTGCCACCAGGCAGTGCCTTGACCTGAACGCCGCGGGCTTCCGCGACGGCCGCCGCCGCGTCACCGGGTATCCGGTCCTGCTGTTCCTGGCGAGCGTCGGCAACGGCCGCGGCTGCTGCACCCGGTCCGCTGGCTGGCACGTCGTCGCGAGCACTGGCGACCGCTGCGGCGGCAGCGCCGGGAACGGCCCCCTGATCCGTCTCAGCGCGCGCCTGCGCGACGACGGCCGCGGCATCCCCGCCGACCGCTTCAGGGCTCGGAGGAAGCGGAGCATTGGGGCTCGACTGACCAGTACCGGGCGGCAGTTGCGGCACGTTGCCACCGGAGGCGTCACCGGGGCCCGCGATGCCGAGCGCCGCGGCGTCCTCGGGCCGGGCCGGGACAGGCGCCTTCTGCGGAGAGATCCACAGAGCCCTGGTGTGGGGGTTGTTGAACGCGGGGAGCCCTGCGCGCCGCCGGTACTCGTCGGCGGAGATCAGCCCGGCTTCCCACTCCTCGCGGGCCTCAGCCCGCCGTTTACGGCGGGGGAGTTCCAGGGCTTCGACGGTGCTGGTGTCGAAGCGGATGGCCCGGTCGAGGTCGCCCAGGTCGCTGGCGAACGCGTTGCTGATCAGTTCCAGGTGGGGCAGTTCTGTGTGAATCCAGAACCCGTACTCCTCCTGCTCAGCGTTGTCGAAGGTGCGGCCGGAAGCGTTACCGGTGACGGATTCGGGCACACCGAACGCCGCCAGAATCTCGATCTTGGAGTTCTGCGCGGCGTGCTCGTATGCCATCTCCCTGGGGCGGGCCGCCAGGTCGACGTAGTTCATGCCGCCGGGGCCTGAGCCGACCACGGACACGTGGCCGGCGAACTCGCTCCCCGGCAGGAAGCGGGCCTCCAGGCGGTCCATCTCCCGGTCGGACAGGGAGGTCGTGTCGACGGCCACGATGCCGCCGGGCCTCGCATCGTTCTTAATGAAGGCCACGTTGTAGAGGCGGGACAGGTGATCCAGCTCGACACTGATCCCTGCGGCTTCCAGCGGGGTCACGCCGGAGAACGGGTCGGTGGGATGGGGATCTCTGATCCAGCGCACGCGCTCGGGGTCCAACTCCCGCACTTCGCCGTGGAGGGTCGTGAACTCGTAGTGGAGGATGTACTCACCGCGCGGGTCCGGCACGGGGATGACCCGGTCGGGCGGCAGGAGGTCGAGCCGGGTGATGGTGCCGCGGTTGGAGCGGGTGACCTCGACGAACGCGCCGCGCTTGGAGAGCAGGATCTGCGCAGACAGACGCTTGCGGAACTGGGCTCCGGTCTCGACAGGGTTGGCGCGGCCGTTGAGTACGCGGAGAAGGGGGTGGTCCTCGATGACCTCCTCGAACTCGCCGTCCTCGGTCAGGCCGCGGCCGATCTCCAGGGGCAGCCGGGAGGCGTGCTTGCCCATGGTGTCGATCGCCTTGTAGACCCAGACGACGCGCTCGTACCCCTCGGTGACGACGCGTCCGATGTCCCACCCGTCAGCGCGGCCCTCCGTGGACCAGACGTTTGAGGTGCCCGCGTAGCTGGTGGAGGTGTAGCCGCCAGTCCAGGTGACTGTCTTCGTCTCGGTGTCCTGCGGGCGGTCCGGGGTGAAGCGGGCGCGCAGGGCCGGAAGCCATCGACGCCGTGCCACGTCACGCCCCCTCGCTGCTCAGGAAGACGCCGAGCGCGAGCAGCAGCCCGAAGAGCAGGGACCACGGCGTGAGGTACAGGGCGAGACCGGTCAGGACCCACAGGCCCATCGTCAGGGCGAAGTAGCCAGCCACCAATCGGACCCAGTGGGGGAGTGGTGGGTTGATGTACAGGACGGCGCCGCCGCCAATGGAGAGTCCGAGCCCGGCGAGGAAGAGCGCAACGAGCGGGGCTGTGACGGAGATCGCCCCGAGCAGGCCGACCGTCCCGGCGCCTACCAGGAAGAGGCCGATCAGGTCGCGTGCGATGCGACGCCGGGGCGCCCGGTGGTCGGGGGGCGGAGACTGCGTTGGAGGATTCACGCCGCGGACCGTAGAAAGCCGCGCGGCTTGCGTCTCGGCCTACCGCTTTGGTCAGTCGTCCGGGCCGAAGAAGAGGACCGTGGCTATGCCAAGCCAGGTTGCCACTGCGGCGATGAGCCCGGCGGCCGTGCTGAGTTGGGGATCGGCGGTGTAGTGAAAGGTGCCGCCGCCAGAGAGAGCACCCAGGAGAACACCGAGAAGGAAGATGGGCACGGGGTGTCCTAGCGAGCCGGACGGGAGACGCCGGAGACGTAGGCTCCGATGCCACGCCGCTGGATCACACCGCCGGGGATGACCTTCGCGGTCGACGGCAGTTCGGGAACCTTCCGCTTGGCCCGCTGCGTCTGGTCACCGCCGATGAGGTGCCGGTTGTCGAGCAGGGCCTCGCAGTCCTGATCGGCGACGTCCTCGTACGGACGTCGGCACGACCGGCAGTACACCTCAAGGGCATCAACGCGCGTGCCCTGCACAGTCGTGAACGAGCCGCGGAAGTCGGCGAGCTTCGCCACGCGGTCCTCGACCTTGATCTCTGCGGCGACGATCCAGACGTGCGCGAAGGACTCTTCCGGCTCCTCGACGACGGCGGCCAACTCGGTGGCTTCCTGCGGCAGGGCGAAAAGGTCAGCGAAGGGTTCGAATTCCAGTTGATCGCGAACTACTGGAGTCGAGGTCGGCACAGTGAGGGTCCTCCCGGCGGCGGTACATCAGAGCGTGGCCGAGCGTCAACGCCTAGCCGCCTATTGGACGGAGTGGGGCCCGCAGGTGTTACACCCTCAACGTCCACCGCCCCCGAACCGTGGGCGATCCGGGGGCGGCAGCGAAGCCTTTCGGGAGGCGGGCTTACTGCCGCCAAGCGTGCTCGGTGAGAAGGGTGTCGGATTCGTCCAGGTAGCCGAGTAGGCCAGCCTGTGGGTACTCGATGATGTCGTTGGGCAGGTCGTGGACTGTGAACCAGTCGAGGGCCAGGCACTTGTCCGGTTCTTTGTTGATGGGCTCCCCTTCCCATTCGAGGGCGAGGAAGAAGAGGCCGATACGTTCCACCTCGTCGTCCTGACGGTGGTGCACGACGTGAACGAGCCGAAGGTCGCTCGGGGCGACAGTGATGCCGGTTTCCTCGAACAGCTCTCGGGCAGCGCCTTCGGAGAAGGGCTCACCCTGGTCGAGCTTCCCCGAGGGCATGTGCCAGCGGCCGTAGCCGTACGGGCCGCCCCTCTG